CAGCAATTGCTGTAATTTTATTAGATGGAATACCTCCGTAGATACTACCAGAAACTAGACCATTAAAGATGTATGACCCTGTGTCAACATACTCTGCAGTGTCACCAGCGGAGACACCATCAGCGACAACTGCGGCATACTCGTTGTCAATTTCTTTTACAATATCTTGTAGAAAATTCATACCCATCGTTTAGTTTGTAAATAATTAATCACGTCCCCTCGGACATCCATCAACTCATGATAGCACAGTTGCTCGTGTGCGTCACGTCTCAACTCATGGTCTGGTTTATAGACAGACTCAATGAATATATCGAGTGCACGATTCCATTTTTCTTTTTTGATTTGTGCTGCCGTTAACTCCATAGTGCCTCTAGTGTGTTTTTCTTTTCTGCATCCCAACCAATAGAGTCCAAGATAACCTGAATAGGGTCTAGGAAACTCTTCTTAAACTGTAGGTCATAGTCTATACTTCCTTCTAACCCAAACTCTTTCGGTAAGGTCTGGAAGAATGATACCACATTTTCGTTGATTTTGTTAGGGGTCGATAACATAACGTATTTCACTTTCTCACCCTCTTGAATGAGTGGATACTTGTGACTCAGTTTGTTTTTCTTAATGTAGAAATTATATAGGAGTGCTCCACGGACGTGCATGGGGCAACCTTTACCATAGATTGTTGAAGGTGAAGAATTCTTTGCAATGTTATTGCAACCACGAGGGAATGCTACTTCCTCTGGTGGCATCTTCTCAAACTTCTCACGGAAGTCCTTGATATATTTCTGTGTAGCAGACTCATCACCAGTCATAATAACATTAAGTGCTTCCTTAATGGCAGTACGACATGGCATAGGTGTTGAAGACTTAACAGCTTCAATACCCATCATCTTTAGTTTAGGTTTCTCATACTGGACACCCTCACTATTCCACACATTGAGAATGTATCTCTTCTTAGCAGTCCAGATGCCTTTGTTAGCGATATTCTCTCGCTTCATGACCATCTTCTGCTCGTAGGCATTTACATAGGACGCCAACGCTTCATAAGAATTTCGTATATACTTCTCAAATTCCACTTGACACACCTTGTCAAGGAACCGCACAATACTCTCATCGCTCGCCTCTCTGCCCTTGAATACCTTGTGTACAAAAGGACCCAAATTGAGATAGATGGAATCAGTATCAACAGCAATAACGTAGTCATCATTATCAGTCTTTAGAATTTTGTTTAGGTAAGCATTCATCTTGTTTTCAATCCATCGGATGCTTACCTGCCCCGATAGAGTAATCGCTTCAGCATTTGCCAGATTGTAATACCTGAAGTATTGGTTTCCAATGGCACCATAGGCAGAGTTGAGTTGGATTTTTCTTGCCATTTGGATGTTGTTGAATTTTGACACATCCTTGCGAAGTGCATGGGCTTCTGCAGGTGTCTTGGCATTTTCAAGATTCTGCTTAGCGACCAACATTCGTTTCTTGTAAATGGTCCTTTCATCGTAAATCCTCCTCATCATTTCTGGTAGGAAACCATGGATATCCTTACGGTATTGTGCACCATTAGCACACACCGCATACTCATCACCAATCTCAATCTCTTGATTTAGAATCTTCTCAACAGTAACACTAGGATGTCTTGCATCACAGAGTGTTTCTGGGGAGATGTTGTATTGCATAATAAGGTGAGGGTAAAGACTGTTAAGGTCAAAACTCACAACCCATTCATGCTGTCCTAGAATCGGGTCTTTGACATATGCACCTGCATACTTCTCGTTTTTATCGCTAGTTATCCTAGGAGGCACCACAATGTTACGCTTTTTAAGGTCATTGTATATGAGAGTATCCCATACACGGACCTGAGAATAAACGTCTTCAAAGTTTACCTTTGCGTCATAGGACATGGCGACTGCCAACTCAACAAGACGCATCTTTTCTTCTAGACTATCAACCAGATTAACGTCATGGATGTTGTATTCCACGAAGCGTTGCCAGTTAGATGTATAGAAGTCTTTGAAGTTTTCAAACTCACTGTGGTCCAACTTCTTATCACCCAACTCAACCATAGCAATATGGTCTAGTCGATATGATTCTTGGTTGGTGTAAGTAAACTTCTTATAGAGGTCTAGGTAATCAAGGATTGCAACTCCAGAAATGTCATAAGCAATATGGGTCCGACCCATCATGTTAATCTCTCTTTCATGCACCCTATTCCAAGGTGATAGAGACTTCTTCCACTTCTCACCTAGCACACGCTCAATGCGTCTGCAGATATAAGGGATGTCATACAGGTTATTATTCCATCCAGTAATGATGTCAGGTGTATTATCTGCCCACCATGAATGGAAGTCCTGTAGCATCTCTGCCTCAGTCCAGAAGACACGATACTCGATACCCTCAGGAGGATTAAACTCTCGTGTCCCCCAAGTGATAATCTTTTTAGTATTGAAATCCTTGATAGTAATGCACAGCATTTCCTCAGCGGACGCTTGCACATCAGGGAATCCATTCTCACATGCCACCTCGATGTCAATCGTATAGATTTTCATCTGGGACATATCATAATCAATCTCATCAGGAAACTTCTGTCCTATGTGCTGGTAAATGAATCTCTCATAACCATGCACCTCTAGTCCAGCAGCATCTTGATAGGTCTTTATGAATTCACGTGCCTCACGTGCTCCATCAAACTTCTTAGGGTATGCTTTCCTACCATCCAGCGTCCTGTATTCACTAGGTCTCTTCTGTGCGTCTGGCACGAGAAATAAAGTTGGTTTAATTTTCTCTCTATAGTGGACACGCTCACCGTGCTCGTAACCACGATAGAGGATGTCGTCACCTAGGAGGACTAGACTGGTATAGAAACTACTCATTAACTAAGGTCTTATGCTTCTTGGCGATAACTGGGCTCGGGTCCATCATAGTCAAAACATCGTCACCTGTCAAGAAGATATACCTTTGTGTAGTGTGCAAGGGGTATTCAGAGAGCTCGCCCTCTGGTGTAATCTCATAACACTCATCAATCAACAGTGATGGTTCCTCGTCCATCTCCTGCACCTTCCCCAACAGGTAGGTTTGTGGGCGGTTTTTGAGAATAATCAATTTTAGCATCGTCGGTCTTCATGTTTTTATATTTTTCTAGCACCTCATGATATCCCTGCAACACATTTTCATGTGGGTCGCTAACAGCGACAACAGAATATAGAGTTACCAGTGCTCTTCCTTTGGTCAGTGGAGACCATGGGAAGAATTGTAGTTTCATATCTTGCAGTGCTTTCAACTGGTCTTCTTCAAACTCAGGTGCACTGATAGTGATAGTGAATGCATCTACAAAATCATACGCAAGTGCTTTAGTTGCTTGAGCGGATTCACGGACTTCTTTAATGTCAGCGATTACGTCCTCGCCGCTTTGCATTCTTGCGATCTTTACGGTCATAGTCTTTACCCATTAAGTTTTCATATGTGCCTTCCACCATTTCTTGAAGTGCACGTCGTGCTGCAATGTTTTTTTCATCGGCCAGAATATGCACATACTGCATAAACTGCTCGGTGTGCTCTGGTGGCACATCTACAGTAATTGTATCACTCCGTTGTGTGTATGGTGGACACAAATTTACATACAAATTCATAGTTACCTCAAGAAAACAAAAAGAGACCACACGGGTCTCTTCAGTTACCAAGTATATAGGTTAATAAAAACATGATGCATATTTCTTACAATCATCAGGATTTTTCCTGCACCATTGGAATACATATGCATCAGGATCTTGCTCTAGATTATAGTGTGCTCTGTTATGAAGGTGTCCTATCATACAGAGCGTCCCAACTAGCATCAGATTAATTACTGTTACTGGATGGGCTAATGCTCGGAGCAACGTCCGTAGAAATATCATATACCTTTAGCTTTTGGTGGTCTGGAATGACTCTTTCTAATTCTACCACAAGTAATCCATTTGTAAAGCTAACGGTGCCGACTTCCACATCATCTGACAAATTGAATCCACGTGCAAAGGACCGTGACGCTACCCCGCGATGCATGTATTCCTCTTCTGGACTCTTCTCTTTCTCAACGGACTTGACCAGTAAGACATTGGTTTGTGTAGATACTTCAATGTCTTCTGGTTTCCATCCTGCTAGTGCTACCTCAATCCTCCATTTAACTTCTGTTTCCTTAACGATGTTATAGGGAGGATACTGGCCATTTGGTGACCCTACCCCGTATGAGTGTAGCCTATAAAATAGGTCATCAAAACCTACTGAATATTTTTGTGACGCATCAAAAATGGCGTCGATGTCTTTCGACGTAAACTTAGTAATGTCCATAGCTCCTTATTAAGCGAGT